CAAAAATTGTTTTAGATAGTACAAACACGTTAGAAGCCGTCTCTGATACAGCAAGTAGTCTGGACGTGGTTCTTTCGTATATAGATACAATTAGTTCGTAGGAGGAACAATGACGGCAATAATAAATGGAATCCAATACATTGGAGGTCAAACAGCTCCAAATGAATTTATAAACAATCAAGCGCAAACTATTGATGGCACGCAAACAATTGAAAGTGCAGTTTTAGCTGGACCTATCACTATTCCTTCAACAATAACAGTAACAGGGACTTTAGTAATAGTATAATGTCAAAAGTAGAAGTAAATGAAATAGATAAACAAAATGGTTCCACCCTTACAATAGGTGGTTCTGGAACTACTGTACAGTTAGGAACTGGTGCTACTCAAACAGGTTTTGGTAGAACTGGGACTGTTGATTGGCAAACTGGATCTATTAAAACAAGCACATTCACAGCAGCAAACGGTGAAGGTTATTTTGCAAACACTTCTGGTGGCGCATTTACAATGAATTTACCAGCAGGAACTGCCGGTAATATTGTTGCTGTTGTAGACTATACAAACTCTTTTCAAACACATAATTTAACAATAGCACCCAATGGATCTCAAAAAATTGGTGGAGTGGCTGCTACTTTTGTAGCAAGAACTGAAGGTCTATCAGTAACTTTTGTATATGTAGATGATACAGAAGGTTGGAAATTAATTAATGATGCAACTTCCAATTCAATAGGAGCATCTTTTATATGTGCATCAGTTTCAGGAAGTGGAAATACTTTAGCTACAGCACCAGATTGTGCTGATACAAAAATTGCAACTTTTACAGGACCTGGAACTTTTACAGTTAATTCAGCATCTACACTCGCAGATAACAATATAGTTTCTTATATGCTTATAGCTGGTGGTGGCGGAGGTGGTGGTGATGGTCCAAGTTGTTCAACTAATGGCCCAGGTGGTGGTGGAGCAGGAGGATTTAGAGAATTAAAAAGTCCACTTACACCTTATACCACTAGTCCTTTAGATGGATATGCAACTCCAGGAAATAGAGTTACTGTTTCAGCACAAGCCTATCCAATTGTAGTTGGTGGAGGTGGAGGTGGTGGAACTCAACCTGGCGCAGCAACTAATAGAATTGGACAAAATGGTGCAAACACAACTGCTTTAGGTTTAACAGCTGCAGGTGGTGGAGGTGGGGCTTCAGGTTCTCAAAATAATAATCCAAATGCTGTACCTTGTGCAGCTATAAATATCGGTATAGCAGGTCGTTTATTAACTGGAGGTTCTGGTGGTGGTGCTGGTTGGACTGATCAACCTTCCCCTAAATGGGCTGGTGGAGTAGGTAATAATCCTCCAACAACTCCTCCTCAAGGACAAAATGGTGGAGCTTTTACTGGACCCGGTAGTTCAGGCGGTGGTGGCGGAGGTGGCGCTGGAGCCGTAGGTTCTAATAATCCAAACCCAGGTGGTAATGGTGGACCTGGTGGAGCAGGTGTAACATCAAGTATTTCGGCAAATCCAGTCGCTTATGCTGGTGGTGGTGGCGGTGGAAGATGGTCAACTCCTGGAACTCCCGCATCAGGTGGTTCAGGTGGTGGTGGAGCTGGTGGTGTTAATGCTCCTGGAACGAATGGAACAGATAATACTGGTGGTGGCGGTGGTGGTGCTGGAACAGTTGATGGTTGTAAAACAGGTGGTAATGGTGGTTCAGGGATAGTAATAATAAGGTATAAATTTCAATAATTATGACAAGTACAATTAAAGTAAACACAGTAACAACAGAATCAGGATCTACATTAACAATAGGTGGATGCGGAAAAACTGTTGCATTAGCAGCAGGTGCATCTCAAACAGGATTTGGTAGAACAGGAACTGTAGACTGGCAGACAAGTAGTATTAAAACTGCAACTTTTACAGCAGTCAGTGGCGAGGGTTATTTTTGTAATACAGCAGGTGGTAGTTTTACAGTAAATCTTCCTGCAGGTTCTGCTGGAGCTATTGTTTCAGTACAAGATTACAATAATACATTTGATAATAATGCTTTAACAATTGATCCAAATGGAACAGAAAAAATTAATGGTGGAGAAGCTGGAGGTGGAATAAATTTAGATAAAGAGGGTGAAGGATTAACTTTAGTTTATGTTGATGGAACTGTTGGTTGGAGATCAGTTCAAGATAATGATTTTGCCGATCTAGGTAACGATTTTATACTTGCAACAGGAGGAACAATAACAGAATGTGGTAATGACAAAATTCATACCTTTACAGGACCAGGCACATTTACTGTTTCAAGAGTACACCCTTGTGCAGCAAATAATTTAGTTTCTTACACAGTAGTTGGTAGTGGAGGAGCAGGAGGAAATTCAAATGGTGGCGGTGGTGGTGCTGGTGGTTATAGAGAATTAGTATCTCCGACCGCACCTTATTCAGGATCTCCTTTAAATGGTTATCCCACTCCAGGAAATAGAATAACAGTTACAGCAACAGCTTTTCCAATAGCAGTTGGTGGAGGTGGACCGGCTGGACCTAATACTGGAACATCTGTTGTTCCAGGTAATGTTTCAACTTTTTCTACAATAACTGGAGCTGCAGGTGGCGGTGGTGGAAGTGGTTATGGTCCAGGTCCACATAATGATGGAGCAAATGGTGGTTCAGCTGGAGGTGGTGGAACTAATGGAGGATGTGGTGGAACAGGTAATACTCCTCCAGTAAGTCCTGCTCAAGGAACTAATGGTGGAGCTGCAACTCCAACATCACCTCACTTAGGTGGTGGAGGCGGTGGAGCAACTCAAGCAGGTTTTGCTTATAATGCACCTAGTTGTGGTGGTGAAGGAGGTGCAGGTGCAACAAATTCAATTACAGGTTCAGCGGTTGCAAGAGCAGGTGGTGGAGGTGGTGGCTCTGATCCAAGCAGAGGTGATAGACCTGGAGGAACAGGTGGTGGAGGTATGGGTAAACCTGGAGCAGCAGGAGTACCAGGAGTAGCAGGAACAACTAATACTGGCGGCGGTGGCGGTGGTGGAGGTTATTTAATAGGACCTAATCCATATTACGCAGGTGGAAATGGTGGATCTGGTATAGTAATAATAAGGTATAAATTCAAATAATTATGAGTGAAATAAAAGTAAATAAAATTAGTCCAAGAACAAATTGTGGTACAACCACATTAGGAGATAGTGGAGATACATTTAATCTTCCTAGTGGTGGTACTATAACAATAGCATCTGGTGCAACAATAACAAACAATGGAACGCAGACAGGTTTTGGTAGAGAAGGTTCTGTTAATTGGCAAACATCAATTAAGACAGGAGATTTTACAGCAGTAAGTGGGGAAGGTTATTTTATAAATACAACTAGCGGTGAAATTACAATGACACTTCCATCTTCACCAAGTGCAGGAGCTATTGTAGCTTTCAAAGATTATGCAAATACATTTGACGATAATAAATTAACAGTTAATAGAAATGGTTCTAAAATTGCTGGAGAGACAACTGATGCAGAAATTATAGTAGAAGGTCAAGCAATAACTTTAGTATTTGCAGATGCAACACAAGGTTGGTTAGCAGTAGAAGCAGCCACAGATAGTGATTTACCTAAACCTGCTTTTATAGCTGCAACAGGTGGTTCAATCTCAACAGTTTGCACAAATTTTAAAGTTCACACATTTACAGGACCAGGTAGTTTTCAAGTAACTTCAGGAGGAGGTCCATTAGCTGTAGTAGATTATTTAGTTGTCGCTGGAGGCGGCGGAGGTGGTGGTTGTTATGCTGGAGGTGGTGGTGCTGGTGGCTATAGAGAATCAAAAGTTGCAGCAACATCAGGTTGTTGGAGCGCTTCTCCTTTAGCAGTTGCAACATCTCTTCCTCTATCTCCTGGAACTTATGCAGTTACAGTAGGAGGTGGTGGAACAGCAGGTCCATCAGACACAAAAGGTGGTAATGGTAATCCTTCAAGTTTTTCAAGTATAACATCTACTGGTGGTGGTGGTGGCGGAGCCGAAGGACCACCAGGAGAAAAACCTGGTCAACCAGGAGGATCTGGTGGCGGATCAGCTTATCCATCTCTTACTGGAGGAACTGGTAATTCACCTCCTGTATCCCCTCCACAGGGACAACCAGGCGGAACTTCAGGTCCTAGTGGTGGAGGTTATTCAGCTGCAGGTGGTGGTGGAGCAACAGCCGCTGGAGGAGCTCCTCCAAGTACACCTGTTGCTGGAGCTGGTGGAGCAGGAGCAACAAGTTCAATTAATGCAACCCCAACTGCAAGAGCAGGTGGTGGTGGTGGAGCTGGTGGTGGATCACCTTTTGGTCAAGGATATACACCAGGTGCAGGTGGAACAGGTGGTGGTGGAGCAGGAGCTGCTGATAGTAATGCAGCAGGTGCTAATGGAACAGATAATACTGGTGGTGGAGCTGGTGGTGGAAACAATATTAATAAAAACGGCGGAGTTGGTGGTTCAGGAATAGTAATAATAAGGTATAAATTTCAATAGTTGAATGATAATTAAAATTAATATATAAGGAGAAACATTATGGCACATTTTGCAAAACTAGGAGCTAACGGAAAAGTTATTCAAGTATTAACTTTGAATAATTCTGATATGCTTAACGCTGATGGTGTTGAAGATGAATCAGTAGGTCAACAATATTTAGAACTACACAATAATTGGCCTGCACAAATGTGGATTCAAACTTCATACAATACACTAAATAATAAACATAGTTCTGGTGACAATTCAAAAGCATTTAGAGGAAACTATGCAGGTATAGGTATGGAATGGGATGAAGATAATCAAATTTTTTGGCATAAAAAGCCTTATCCTTCTTGGGTAAAAGATACTACAACTGCTACTTGGAAATCACCAATTGGTGATGCTCCTGCATTAACTGCAGAACAACAATCACAAAATGAAGCAAATACTCACAGATGGGGTTATCAGTGGGATGAAGCTAATCAATCCTGGGACTTGACAGACGGATTAGCATAATTTATATCTGGTGGTGGTATGCAGAAGAAAGTATTAACAGAACAAGCTTTATATTATGGTGATGTGGCAATGCCTAAAGATTGGGACATTGACCGAGATAAATTACAATCAGATATTTTACAATCACAAATTAAAAACAAAGAATTTCCATTTTCAAAAACTTGGGATATGTTAAATACATATCTACGAGAACATATACAGTTAGAACACGGATTTGTTTTAGTTAACAAAGAAACGTGGGGCAATATTTATAAACCTGCGGAAACTACAATTCCATTACTTAATATAGATCCAGTGGATTTACGAAACTCACCAGACTTTACATTATTATACGGTGTAAAAGTTAAAGATTGTATGGTTCGAATACATTACGAAGACAATAGACGTAAAGGTAGATCTTGGGATATACCTTTGACTAATAATAGATTTATAATGTTTCCATCAACTAATATGTATTACTTAACTAATAATCAAAAGGATAGTTTAAATTTTGTGCAAACAATAACTTATGAATATATCTAATTATTATTGGTATTTTAGCGGTGTATTAACACCTAGGTTTTGTGATGAAGTAATAAAATATGCTAATGCACAAAAAGAAACAATGGCAATTACTGGTGGTTATGGAAGAGATAGAGATTTAAATAAAAATCCTTTAAACAAACAAGAAGTATTAGATTTAAAAAGAAAAAGAAACTCTGATTTAGTGTGGTTAAATGATACTTGGATATATAAAGAATTACATCCATATGTACATAAAGCAAATGAAATGGCCGGTTGGAATTTTGATTGGGAAAGAAGCGAGTCTTGTCAATTTACAAAATATAAGTTAAATCAATATTATGATTGGCATTGTGATGGTTGGGATAAACCTTATGATAAACCAAACACACCTGATCACGGTATGATTAGAAAACTATCTATGACTTGTCAGTTGACCGATGGTTCAGAATATAAAGGTGGTGAATTAGAATTTGATTTTAGAAACTATGATCCACATATGCGAGATGAATCGAAGCATAGAATACAATGTAAAGAGATATTACCAAAAGGCTCTATTATTGTATTCCCTAGTTTTGTGTGGCATAGAGTTAAACCAGTAACATCAGGCACAAGATACAGTCTTGTTGTCTGGAATTTAGGAAAGCCATTTAAATGATAAAAAGTAATTTTAAATTAAAAAATAAGACAAAGATAAATGAATATTTAAATTCATTATATTATGAAAAACATTCTTCTATAGAAAAAGGTTTTTCTACTTTTGGCACAGACATATCAAAAGAAGATAATTTTCCTTTAAAGTTATTTAAACCTTTGTTTGATAAAATAATTTCTTTGTTAAATTACGAATTTGATATTATTGATTTTTGGGTAAACATTTATGAAAAAGAAGGTCGTGTAATTAAACACAACCATAAACCTAAATCAAAATTAAAATCTTTTAAATCATTTTCTGGTGTTTTTTATTTTAAAAAACCAATTAATTCCGGAAATTTATTTGTTAATGATAAACTTTATAAAGTAAAAGAAGACGACATTTTAATATTTAGTCCTTATGATTTTCATTATAGCGAAAAAAATTTATCAAATAAAAAAAGAATTATATTTTCTTTTAATGCAACTAAAGGTTTAGCTAAAATATGGAATCCTGCTACACAAAATTATTTATATTTAGCTAAAAGAAAAGGAAACAATGTTTATAAATAATTATTTTCCAACTGTAGTATGGAGTGAAGAAAAACCAGAGTTTGTTAAATCATTGAACAAAGCTTCTAATAAATATATTAAAGATGCAAGAGCAAGAGAGAAAAAATATATTAAAGAGTATGGTGACTTTGGAAGATCATATCATTCAACACCTCTTACAGCTGACAATGATTTTAGAGACTTTAGAGATTATATTGGTCAAAAATCTTGGGAATATTTAGATCATCAGGGTTATGATATGTCTAAATATACAACTATGTTTAGTGAAGTGTGGGTACAAGAATTTGCTAAAAAAGGTGGTGGTCATCATTCTGCACACATACATTGGAACCAACACGTATCAGGTTTTTACTTTTTAAAGTGTAGTGATAAAACATCATACCCAATCTTTCACGAACCGAGAACCGGGGCAAGAACAACTAAATTACATATGAAACCAAACTTAAAAGGTGTATGGCCTGGTCACGAACAATTTCATATAAAACCTAAACCAGGAACATTAATTATATTTCCGGGGTTCTTGGAACACGAATTTGCAGTAGATTTTGGTAAAGAACCATTTAGATTTATACATTGGAATTTACAAGCGGTGCCAAAAGAAATGGCAAAAGATGTTTAAAAAAAATAAATATACAATCATTAGAAAAGCAATATCAAAAGACCTAGCAGCTTTTGTTGCAAATTATTTTTTAATGCAAAAACAAGTTTATGATACTTGTAAAGCTTCAAGATATTTTTCCCCGTTTGAAACTATCATTGGTTACTATGAAGGTGAAAATGAACAGATACCAAATACTTATTCTCAATATGCAAATATGGCTATGGAAACATTATTATTAAAATGTTTACCAGATATGGAAAAAGCAACAGGATT